GCTAATATCTAGCTTTAAAGCATATATCTTGTCATGCCTTCGTGATAAATATCGCAACCAATATTGCAGTCTGTCTACCGCCCTATGTGCTCCGTATCCGACCCTACAAGCATAGCTATCAACAATATATCTACGATCAAACAATGGGTTTAAAACTCTGTATATTGCCCATTGAACAACGCGATCCTTAAATGGTAAGGCCATAATGAGCCTTTTCTTTGGGTCATATACAAAGAACTCTTTGTACTTACCTATTTTATATGTCTTCTGGATCAGATCACATTGTATATCAATTAAATTTTCCTCTAGATTATTGGTAAAATCTAAAATCTCATTACGATATCTTTTGCCTTTGCGTGCTTCCAAATATGCGATAAATAGGTTGTCGAAATCATATATTTTTGAATAAAGTTCTTTTAGCCTTTTCATTACCGTTGTTCTCCATAAAAGATGCCGGGTGTAGCACTTTTCGCTTGCTTGAGCTACTAACTGCTTCCCCGGCAATTTAGTTTTTTGCCCAAATGGACAAGGAAGAAAGCCCCTTTACCCCTAAGTACTGACGATAAGCCCTTGAGCTTACCGCTTCTGACAATAGGGCGAAGCCGGGCGAAACCCAATGTTGCTATTCGTGTTCGAACGAGCGTTGTTCAGGTTCAAGTAGAACAGGCCCGCATTCGCACCATTGTTCCAATTGCCGCCACGAAGCGGGAAGACGCCACGAATAACGGCTTTCTCCCTATGGAACTAATAAACTGATTTAAGCCAGCCTCCGATCATTTTCCCTATTTCTGTTGTCATCTTTGCCCAATTTTCATATTTCTTAATTGGCAAAAACTGGAGGTCCTTTGCGAGTCTTATATAGTAGCGAAGCACCTGTAAATTAACATCTGCTGTTTGTATAGCATTCTTCTTGTAATATTTTTTGTTAGCCATAACTATTGATTCTAAAAGATTAAACATGGCCTTTTTTGTTTCTGCGGCTAAAGTATGTCTTTCACTTTTCGGATATTGTCGCAAACAAATGTATCCATATTCGATCATGTCATAGGTCTTCTGCAAGATTTTTAGATCTTCTGCCAAGGCGCACCTCCAAAAAAGAGGACGGGCTATCGCCCGTCCAACAGATTACACTCTTCAGAACCCAGATTACCCAACAAAAGCCGGGCGGAACCCAATGTAGCTAAGCACGAGCGAACGAGCACCGTTCAGGTACAAGTAGAACAGGCCCGCAGACGCACCAAAGCCCCAATCGCCGCCACGAAGCGGGAAGCGTTCCCCATAGTTTCGTATATAAAGATATCCTTTAGGATCTTGTGAATATGTCCCATTACTTAAGGTAATCGGTGCAATTGCTGCCTGCAGCATTGAAGCTGGAATGTTATAGTCTGATTTTTTAGTTAAACCTTTCCAATTGGCAAGTTGAAGATATCCGTAACTTCCATTATCTCCAATCGGTCCGGCATATTTTGTGATCTCATTGGAGATCACCGGATCGCCAATATCACCCGAAGAATTTTCATCTCCAGTGGCCGTTGAGTCGAATCTAACCCCCGTATCGGGCCAACTCGTTTCGGCAAGATTAAAATTATTATCTGCTGGCATAAGTATTTTGCCGTCTACCAGTTTTAGCCCATCCACCCATTCCGAGACATTGCCAACAAGATCGGCAATGCCGGTAAACGTATTGTTATGCCTCCACGATGCAGGCCCTGAACCGGTCAGGATCCTTGCAGTCCCGGATGTCGTACCAGGAGCAACGCCGTCCTGCCTGGTGCCGGTTTCATATGTTGCCTCGTGTGATCTACCGTAATTTGTGTTACCTCTTGGCTGAAACCCATTTTTAAGGCACCACAGCGCAATGGCTGCCCACTCCCAGTTAGTCATTAAATGCCATCCTGCACCTTTTGAGGTGCAATAGGTCTTTGCAGTATCAAAATTTACGGAGGCGGTTGGGTCCACACCAGGTATCGAACAGGCCCTGCCGTCATATACCTTGCTTTGGAATGCGCCTATAAATATCTCCGATTTTTCTATGCCGCCAACGATAAAGGCGGGATGCACGCCCGAGCCATAAATTGGATCAATATCCTGCAGATTAAATTTCGGTATTCTCACCATATAAGATGGAAATCCTTTGTCATCATACAGAATAGTCATTTGCCCTCCAGTTGCGGCCTCGACTGATGCTCTTAATGTGTCCTTAGTAAATATTACTGGCATTCTACGCTACCTCCTCTTCCTCTTTTTGATATTGCCACAAAACTAATTCCACCGATTCGAGATCAAGTGGAATTTTGTTCATGCTGTATATTGGGTTGCCCTCATCATCAAGCTCGTCGGTTTCTACAAGTTCATATTTTGCAGGTGGAATTATTATTGAAGCAACATATGCATCGCCTAACCCAATAATCAGCTCCCCATTTTTCCTGCAAATATCTATAATTGTCTGGCTGTCTTTCTGCTCCTCCTCCAGGTCAATTTCTATATTTTCTACTGTTAATTTTGTCCCCTCTAAAGCTACTTCCGCATAAGGTCCAGGTTGAATTTTGGTAGTTATCATCACATCACCCCCTATAAGCTGAACTTCTTCGCTGTCCAGCGCACCTTGACGTTATCGGCAGTGCCATTCAGGCAAACCTTAAAGCCATTTGATTGCCTTTCATCTGCATAAACATACCCAAGCTGAAACCCACCGCCTGCAAAATCGTAAACATCAAGGTCAATAGCATAATTAGTATCAAGCATATCGAAAGGCAACGGCACATACACGAAGGGCGCACTTGTAAAAGACGTTGGAGCATTTGGTTCAAGTCTTCTTACATCAGTTAGTGTAACGTTGCTGATATATGGATCATTGACTTCGGTATTGCCGGCAGGGACAGTCACGCGATATAGCGAAATTCCGTTGGGTGGTACAGATTCATCCAACCCTGTGCAGAAGGCTTCCCATTTTGTAGCCCCCATAGCAAGATATACATAGCAGTATTTTGCTATGTCCGATGAGTTGCTTGGTATTGCAGCGCCATTTGTTTCTGCCTCAATTGGGATGATCATCCCGCCTGCAAAGGCCTGCCCACTCGCCAGATTGATATTTCTTGTTGCTGTGGCCGATTTTGTTATTGTACAACCCGAAATGATCCCCTTGTTTTCGATTATCACTGTGCCCGTTTGGAATCTCTTGGTTAAAGTCTTGACGATTTCCCTGTTCGCTAAACTCCCAAGGTCCATTGCCTCCAATAGAGTCCCCAAGATTGCATTTTGCATGTCAGGGCTAACGCCTTCTACCTGCTCCTGCAAATATGCAAGCATGTCTGCCAAAGTCGGTTTGTCACCTTTGGCATCATCAATTTCCGTTTCGCATCCTACCACGCGAGTGTCGAGATTCGAAAAATTGGCATCTATCTTGTCATATTTCTCATTCCATGCACTAGGCACGGCCGGAAACGAATCCGGATGTCTGCCTATTGTGCTGTACGGTAATGCCATGCATCTTCACCTCCATTAAAATCTGATTTTAATTTCCACTTCATAGGTCTCGTCTGTATCTTTAATTTTTGGAGAAAAACACCTATAGCCTATTAAATACCCGCTTTCATCTAATAGCCCCACCTCCGAAATTCTAGCGCCAACAAGCTCGTCTTTTTCGAGCCTCCCAGTCCCCGTCACGCTCATTGGATCTTCTTGCGTAACATTACTCAGCTCTTTTCTAAGCCGTTCGTGATATAAAGTAGTACGCGCCGGATCCATAGCTTTTGGCGTAAGATCTGTATTATGCCCACCATCGCCAAAAGCCATATATTTAACTTTCGGCAGTGCCGATCCGTCATACATATGTTTTGCAAGCCTTTGACGAAATTGATTTATTATCACCGCTTCAGCCATCTTTTCCCACCTCCTTCCTATAAATACGTTATCTTTGCCGAAGCCCTTGGCCCAGAATCGCCGACATTCCAAGAGCCATCAACAAAAATATTTTCATCATACCCGACAACCACGCCCCCTACTGGTGCCTGCGCATAGGTCGCGTAATTTACAAATCCAAATGCCTTCATGGGGTTTAAGCCTATATCCCAAGTCCCATCAACCAAGAGCCCTAATGGATGGCCTCCAACGAGCCACGATCCATCTACAAGTTGTCCGTCTATTTTCGGTTCTACTACATCATGTGGTTTTTTAGCATACATCCATTCCCAAGATGTTTTATGGACTTCTTCCCATGACGGATTAAGCACCCCCGTGATGATGTTTTTTGTAATGTATTTTCGAGCTACGACATTAACCGTATTTGTATATCCGACCTGCCATGAGCCGTCAGCCCTCAAGGGGATACGATCATCTTCACGTAGATCCCAAGGGTGCCCTATTGAAACGATATGAGGGATAATCGTAAGAAATCCTTCTGCCATGCATGGATAAACGGTTTCTACTGGTTCAAAGAAGATAAGTTCCCCTACTTTCCACGAGCCGTCTGCGATGAGTTGTCCAGTAGTATCAATCGTGTATGGTTTCGGGTCTGGCCCAACGACCCATGAACCATCAACCATGAGCCTGCACCATGGATAGTATTTTTGAGCTTGCATGAGCATGTAAAATCTTGGCATTGTACATTTTACTAATATAGCCATATCCAGGTTTAGCTTCATGATATAAAACCAAATTGGCCATGCCCGTGCAGGCTTCATTTCTTCGATTGCCCATTTTATTTCGTTTAGCCATTCTGTTCTTGCAGCCTCAGCCAAATCTAGCTTAACAGCGAACTGTGCCCAATGCGGTATGTCAGGCCATCCAGATATGTCATATGATCTTTGTATTATTTTCGGAGAATTGTCGGTTACTAACCATGTACCGTCTGCAAAAAGCATCCCAGCATTAAGATATGCCTGCTTGGCTTCATGATATTCGATAATTTCAACGTCGCTATAGCCTAAAACACCGAGTAATCCCAATATCCCTGCTTTTGTGCCTTTTATTTGATGCCACGCAACAAATTCTCTAATTAGCCCACGTTTGATTTCTTCAGCCCAATTGGGATCATATAAATCTACGTGAAACTGCCATGCCAGCAAATCCAAAACCGAGTTAGGGAGTTCATCTATCCTTGGGATTATCAATGCGTACTTTATATCGCCTGTGACTCCCTGTAACTCATCATCTATTGCCTTCGCAGCATCTACTGCTGATTCATCTGCCTTTACACTTTCAGGCAATATATCTAACAAGCTCAGCTCTTCAAGATTAATCATCTTCTAGCCCACCATAAGTTATATTGGTAGTTATGTCCTTCGCCACCTGATATTGTTCAAGTTTAACGAATACAGGTTGTGTTATTTGCGCTCGCTTGGCCCCTGCATTTACGATTCTCCTCGTCAGTTCAGACGGATTTATGTCCCTGCCAAGCTTTTCTTTCTGCCATGCCTTAAACTGAGCAGTTGCGTCCTCTACAGCGGACTGAATGTTGCTTACCAAAGAGGCATCGTCTTTTCTTATGTAATAAGTAAAGTTGATCGAATAATTTACTACCGTCGGAGCATGAACATAAACATAATCTGTCAGTGGCCTTTTATTGTCAGCAGAACAAATAGCCTCCACGGCGTCTAATATTTCTTGGCTTGGCAACTGCCCACCCTTCAGCAAGGGGCAAATGTTAACCTGCCCAGGCGTAGGAGAATATACGGCAACATCAGCTATATCCTGATGAGCCGTTAATGCCCAATATTCATATGCTCGATAAGGCCCAGCCGTAGAAAATGATTCCGGCACAAGTCTAATGCGCTCCCTAAATGCCTCGT